CGGCTGGACCGATGAGGAGATCGGGCGACTGTTGCAGCCCCCGCCAGCGCTGCCCGCATTGGAGGCACCCGACACGCCACAAGACGACACCCCCACGGCTGACAGCGTGCCCTTTGAGGTGTACGACCTTGGAGGCCATGCGCTAACCTGCGGCCCAAATGACCCGGCCTCATGCGACGCCATACGGCGCCAGTGGACCGCGTACGCCCGCGCCATGGGCATCGACCCAGGAGCTGGAGCCCTCGACTAACACAACCCACCACAGTCCCACCACGGGCCATAGGAGCCAGACATGGCAACAAAGAAAAGAAAGAAGCGCCGCGATAGGGGCGCCCCATCCAAGAAGCGATCAGAATCCAAGGCCTCACGGTCAAAGAAGCGCAACCCCACTAAAGCGGCCCTGCTACGGTCACTGAGGAAGCGCAAGGGCGTCAAGTCGCCTGAAGGCCTCGCAGCCTATATCGGGCGGAAGACTCATGGCGTCGGCTCGATGGCAGCCAAAGCCGGGGCGGCTCGCCGTGGCAAGAAGCGTGGAACCTACAAGAAGAGGAGGTAGCAATGGCACGGCGTTCCAAGTGTACCCCTGAGACGATAGCCAAACTGGAGACGGCGATAGGGCTCGGCATGACTTACAAGCTGGCGGCCCAGTACGCCGGGATCGGCGAGTCCACGCTTTACCAGTGGATGAAGGAGGCCGAACGGGGCGATCCTGCCAAGCAGGAGTTTGCAGAGGCACTAAATAGAGCCGAGGCAAGGGGGGCAGCGGCTGCCCTGGCTTGCATCGCCCAAGCAGCCAAGAATGGAACCTGGCAAGCTGCGGCGTGGATCTTGGAACGTCGCTACTCCTACAAGCGCGAGAGCATCATGAAACACGCTGACACGCGGGCCACCGAGGAAGAGAAGAAAGCCCAAGCAGTGGACCCGACCACCGATGAAGGCAAGGAGACGATCATCGCGCAAATCTCCGAGTTGCCGGAAGATTTGATCCTGAGTGCGCTCAACCGGAAATCGGTCAACACATAGGGAAAGCAATGGCAAAGAAGAAAAGAAGAAAGAGCACGGTCAACGCAGCAGGGAACTACACCAAGCCCACAATGCGCCGTAGGCTGTTCAACCGGATCAAGCGGGGGTCCAGAGGCGGCAAGGCTGGAACGTGGTCAGCACGCAAGGCTCAGTTGCTTGCCAGCGAATACCGAAAGTCGGGCGGAGGCTACAAGAAGAAATAATGGCGATGAAGAAATCACAGCGCTCTTTGAGGCGATGGACAAGGCAGAAATGGAGAACACCGTCTGGCAAGCCAAGCCGGAAGACTGGAGAGGTCTATGCCCCTGCAAGGTCCATTGCAGCGCTGAAAGGAACGAAAGCGGGAAGGAAGAAGTTGGCAGCGGCCAACCGAAAGAAACGGCGAGCGACAAAGAGAGGAAAGCAGGTAGCACGGCATGGGCTCCACAAGGGGAAAAAGCGTTGACCCACCAACAGCTCTATGATTTCGAAATCGAATGGGAAGGGCTGAAGATGGTCAAAGTTGCCTTGTGGGGTCCAGACCCGGACTTTGCTTTTGATCGGTTACTCTCTAAGCTAAACGGGAAGGGTTTCCGGGTTACGTCACAATCAGATGTAAGCTATTTGCAGATCGGAACATACGAGCCAAAGGAGGGGCCGGTGTTAGTTTCTTGGGTTGACGCGGCCAATGCGTGAAGTTTGACCTTTCTCAAATCCGGTCAGCTGTTGAGGCTTACAAGTCAAACGGGCTTGCTCAGTATGCCTCTGAGTTGCCCGGTCTTGGAGGCATGTCCGCAGGCCAGAGAGAGTTCCACGAAAACGAGGGGAACCGTCGCCTGTTGATCGCAGGAAACCAGATCGGGAAGACACGAGCCTTGGCTGCGGAGGTGTGGTGGCATGCCTTGGGAAATCATCCGCTTAGGCCAACCGCTGAACCGCCTGTTTTGGGCTGGATTATGTGTTCGGACTTGAAAGGAGGTTGGGCGAACTTCTCCAGAAAGCTTAGGGAGATTCAACCCCCTGGAATCATTGCAGAAAGGTGCATATACGACGATGCAAGGGGGTATACGCGAGGCGGCTCGAAAATGATCGAGTTGAAAAACGGAACGCTTATTGTTGGCAAGTCGGGAAGCCAGGAGCAAATGGCCCTTGCAGGCGCAACGATTGACTTCCTCTGCATTGATGAGCTGCCCAAGCGTGGACACTTCTCCGAAGCCCGGTCGCGCGTGGCTGTGGGTCAAGCGCCTGTCTTTATGGGCTTCACGCCTATCGGTCGCCCTGCGGATTGGCTTAGGGATTGGGTAGAGGGCAATCCAAACACAGGCGAGCCAGCCAAAGAGCACTGGGAAATCATCCGGGTCAAGCTATCGGCGGAAAACTGTCCACACCGTGACCCGGAAAGCATCGAGGAACAAATCGCGTCCTATGGCCCGTGGGAATATGCGCAACGTGTTGACGGCGCGTGGGAAGGCATCACAAGCGACCGATGGATCTCTTTTACCGAAGAGAACATCTTCCAAGATATCCCTAAGAACATCGAATCTGTTGGCCTTGGATGGGATCACGGCGAAAGGCCAGGATCATCGGTGTGTTATCTTGTCGCTTGGGATGGGATGCGGGTTTGGGTATTGGACGAATATGTCTCACAGGAAAGAAATACGCCGCTTGATGAGGCGAGGCAGATCAAAGAGATGGTTGAATCCTGGGGGCTCAACTTGCACCAGATTGATGAAGCCAAAGGAGACTCGAACAGCGCGGGGCGTCTTGGTCTTGGCTTTAGTGTCAATCAGTTGCTTGAACGAAGTTTCGCTGATTTATGCCAAAGCTCGCGGCCGCCCTTCAGCATAGGGGTGCCCTATAAGGGGCCTGGAAGTGTTCGCGCTCGCGCAAGGCTGTTATCATCGGCTTGTGTTGATGGGCGCTTTCGCGTACATGAGGACTGTCACAAGCTGATAAGTTCGCTACGGCATTGGCGCGGAGAAACCAATGGGGACTACAAGCACCCCTTTGACGCGGTTTCTTACATAAGCGAATGCTATCTTTCTGAATCTCTTAGTGGTATTAGCAAGCTATTGATTCAATAAACGGAGGCTAAAATGGCTGAAGAGAAGAAAACCCGTAAGAAAAAAGCACCCGAGGCGCCCCAAATAATTGAAAAGCCAGGAGATGTTCGCATTGTAATCGGCGCAAAGGGAGATGTTCCCCCGATTCAAGGCGTTGAAACTTGGGTTTTGAGCGGCGAAGAAGTAACCAAGAAGGGCGACCGCTCCTCTGTGGCTTACCTGACAACTCAAGAGCTTTATGCTTTGGGCTGGATCAAAAAGAGGTTCTAAATGTACGAAGCGATTCCGCAGGCGGCCATGCCCGTCGAACAAGAGGACCAAGCACGGTGGCGAGAGCAAGGTCTTAGAACGCGCTTGCTCACGGGCAAGCATGCCGACGATGTTCGCGATGAGATTGAAGAGATGTTCGCTCGCGAAATCGCTGCGGATTTAGAGATCAATCCTGATCTTTCGCGCAACTCTTTCCGTCTCATCTATCAGCAACTTGCAGTGGCTTATCTGGAGCCACCACACGTTCGCGTAAAGGATGAGGCTGAAGCTGACCTAACGGCTATAGTTACTCCGAGGCTGTGGGCACAACAGCAGCAAACAAATCTGTATTCTTTGGCTCTTGGCGAAACCCTTGTTCGCTTGGACTTCAAGCACTGGGCTGGAGCCCAGGAGGTTAGCTATCGCATGGTTTTGCCGAACCATGTGGTTTGCAAAGCAATGCCAGGGCAGCCCGATGAGCCCGGTATGGTTGAGGAGCTGCGCTATCGTGACGGCGTTTGGACTTGGGACGTTTGGGATATTCGCGACCCCGACAATCCGGTCTTCCGCATTGATAAGGTTGATGATGATGAGCGCATCGACGCCACGCAGGAATATGCTCCTGAGTTGGCTGGAGAGGGCGCCTATCCATACCGTTCGCGTGAAGGAAAGCCAATCCTTCCGTATGTACTTTACCACCGTCAAGTTGGTTCTCAACTTTGGAATTGGTCTTCGGGCATGGAGGTTTGCCGGGGAGCTTTGCGGTTGTGCGCTCTAATGAGCCACTGGAATGATGGATTTGTAAATGCGGCCCATCCACAGCGTTACGCTATCGATGTTGATACCCAGGCTGGCGTAACCAGAACCATAGGCGGGACGCCTGTTGACGTGGTTCCTGTGGATCGTAAATCAATCCTAAAGTTCCAAAGCAAAGGTCCGGGCGGTGGTTCCCTTGGTCAGTTCACGGCGGCGATGAATCCGCTGGCAGCTATGGAAGCCTTGCGTCTTTACGAGCAGGGCCTTGCGGTCTTTTCAGGCCTCAACCCCAGCGATTTGGTGACGGGTAGCGCACAATCAGGCTATGCCATTGTGGTTAGCCGTGAGGGCCAGAAACGCTATCAGAAACTTGTGGAGCCAGCCCTGAGACTGGCCGATCAAATGCTGTTGGCTAAGGCTGCACAGATGGCGAACTTCTACTTGCCCGGTTCGACTTTGTCGGAAAACCCTCGCGACTATCTTATCGAATATGTTGCGCTGTCTCAAAGCCCGCAGGAAAGGCAGGTTTTGACCGAATCTCTTGCTGCGGAAATGAACATGGGAATCGTTTCGAGGATCGATGTTTTGCGTAAGCTGAACCCCGAAATCGAAAACGAAGAGCAGGCACTTGAAAGGCTATTGCGTATTCGCACGATGGAGCGAGATCTTAAAAGGCTCGCAGCCGAAGAGGGCGACTCAATGAGCAAAGAAGATGAATTATCAACACAATACAGCGAAGACTTCAATCCTCACATGATGTATGACCCCAAAACAGGGGAAGAGGTCTATGCGAAAACCAAAGAACAGCACGAAAATCTTAATAAACAGGGTTACGTTCACGAAGATCCAAAAGGAGGATGATTAGATGAGTGAAGAAACGAAAGAGGCCCCTGCATCGAACGGGGTAACGCAGCACAACGTGGTGGCTGAGTCAGCAGTTCCACAGTTTCGTTTGACCGAAGAGCGCACAAAGCGCGAAGAAGCTTCGCGTTCACGCGATCAGCTCTCCAAGCAGTTGGAATCGCTGCGGGCTGAACATGCGGCTGCCCAAAAAGAACTTCAGGGTATGCGCTCGCAGCATCAACAGGAAATGTATCTGGTGGAACAGGGCTTCAAAGCACCAAGCGTTCGCCGCTTCTTTCGACGCGAATACAATGATGCAGTGAGCGAGCTGCCATTCGATAATCGCCCTACGTTTGAGGCTTGGCTTTCTGCCAATCAAGACGATCCACTGTACTCGGTTCACTTCAATCGCCTAAATCAAAGCACTGCAACCGCAGAGCAAGGCATTCCTGAAACGCAGCCTGTTGCGGATATGGGAGCCGATGATCAGTTGCTTGACCGTTTGAGGGCAGCATTGACGGGCAACCCCGACGCAGGGGCATCGCAACCCCGCGAACATAAGAACAAAGAATGGACCGCGGAGGAAATCCGAAAGTTGCGAGCCAAAAACAAGCCGCAAGGATCCAGCCGTGGCAAACTTCCAAACTCGGAACTTCAGCAAATCCTTGCAGAATGGCGAAGCAAGGGAATGATCAAGTAACTTGACAAGTCATCTGTTACGCCAGTAGAACAGTTTTAGAGCCGACCCACGCGACCGGATGCGAAAGTTCCGTAAGGCTTGATAGTAAATAAACAAATCAAATTCTTATTGGAGCCCTTTCAATGGCTAATGAAATTACTTATTCCGATCTTGTATCCAACGGCGGAGCTGTTTCCGAAGTTCTCTCTGCTATGGTTGTGGAGCAACTTTTTGATCCTACTGATCTGCGTTCTGTTTGCCAGCGCATGGATTACAACACCATCGGCTCGACCCAGATGGCAATTACCAAGGATGCAATCCCTGGAGCATTTGCCTCGACTGCTGAAGGTTCTTCTGTTGCGAATACCGCATACACCACCAGCGAGTTTACTCTTTCCGTTAGCAAGTACGCCCGCGCGTATGAGTTGACCGATTTGGTTGGCATCTCTGGAAGCCCCATCGACTTGGATCGCATCGTCCAAAATCTTACGGCTGGCGTTTCCTTGACCATGACCGATCTGATTTGTGCGCTGTTTGGAAGCCTCGGAACCTCATCGGGAACCAGTGGCGTCAACCTTTCGGTGGATGACATCTATGACGCTCAGTTCAAGCTGAACCTTGCCGCCAATACCGGGCCTTATACCTGCGTTTTGGCTCCTGTCCAGATGAACGATTTCCGGTCAAGCCTGCGAGCAGAGACCGGGGCGATCCAGTTCGAAGCTGCAAGCGCGGATATGCTTGCAACTAAGGGCCCTGGCTTCCAAGGCACTTGGAACGGCATCCAGTTCTACCAAAGCGATAGCGTTGTGACCAACAGCGGCAACCGTGAGGGCGCTATGTTCGCTGACGGTTGCTTTGCTTACACCATGGCACCCGTTTCGCTCCTCCAGGGCCATGTGCCACAGAGCAGCATCTTGGTGGACGCTGGCGAGCTTCTTGTCGAGTTGGTTCGTGATGGATATGGCGGTCAAAGCGCTGCCGTCGCCCACATGTACCCAGGAGTCGCAGAGCGTGAAGACGGTCGCGGCGTCCTGATTTCGACCGACGCATAATTAGAATAGATAAAGCCGGGGGGGTTGTACGTTCAGCCCTTCCGGCCTTATCTTTTCAAGGGAGGAAAACATGCGCGAAAATATCGAACTAAATCAACCCCAACGCGAAGTCGAGGTTGTTCAGAAACGTGAAGGCTTGCCGGTTTCAGCAAAAAACCGTCCTGGCCTGAAGTTTGTGTACATCCATTATCCCCAGGCTTGGATCTTTGATCTGAAGCGTGGCTTCATTCCTCGGCTTTCAAAGATTTACGCCAAGCCAGGTGTGAATGGCGTGGACCGCAACGGGGACATGACCGTCACCCTTGCCCACGTTGAGCGGAAAGGCGGAACCGTTGTTCAGCCTAAAGACGTAAGGCTTGGCGAGTATAAGGATTATGTCCACTTCTACAAGACCCGAACGGGTGGCAAGTGGTACGTTGATTTTTGCCAGAAGGCGGTTGTGCTTCCGAACGACCAAATCGTTTGGAACGACTCCGAGCTTGAAGAACCAATGCGAGATTTCGCAAAGCATGTTTTAGATTGCGGCATTGTAAAGCCCATTTTGAAAGAGGTTTACATGCAAATGGCCGAGGCTGAACGGGCAAAGCTCGACAATCTTTATGGCCGCTTGGACCGCAACCCTCACTTGAAAGTAAAAGTTGATGAATGCGAAGAGCGCATCATTGCGATGGATGAATGTTGGGAAAAGTCGGAGGCGCCAAACTTTGCCTCTGCCAAGAAAAACAAGGCTATTGAGCCTTCAAGGGGTGTCGAATGAGCGCCAAAATGAAAGACAAGCTGATTGATGCACGCAAGGCAGGCCGCGCTTTGGCTGAAAAGCTGCGCTTGGCTTCAATCGAGCGTGATCAAATGAGCCAAAGAGCCCTTGTCAAAGAGTGCGCTGCCAATGCCAATGCGCTGGCTAAAGCTCTTGGGTACAAGGCTCCAGCCAAAAAGAAGGCTCCAGCCAAGGCAAAGAAATGAGCGGCGAAAAACAAGGTGTACGCGAATCTATGGATCGCATGATTAGCCAAATGGTAAAGTCAGGGCAGAATCCAGAATACGCAAAAAAGATTGTTCGCAATCAGGCGATCAAAAATGAAAAGCGCGAAGAGCGCAAATAAAACTCTAATAAAATCAAGAGGTTGAAATGTCATTTGACGGGAAAAACCCATTCAAGATTCTGCGACAAACGTGGAACCCAGGCGGCTGGGAGAAGGAAACGCTTGCAGCCAACAAAACCCTCACCCACTCCGATGCTCAAATGTTGGCTTTGGATTGTGGCGCTGCCGGTCGAGACGTGATTCTCGCAGCTCCGCGAAAGGGCGCGTGGATTTGGATCTTCAATCATACGTCTACCGCAAAGAATCTTAGTGTAAAGCAAGCTGATGGCTCGACTGCTTTAGCTACCATCAATCAGAACGAAAGCGGGATCTTCTACGCCGACGCTGATGCTGCTGATGATAGTGCAAGTGGCTGGAAGCTAATGGCGTTGCTCACCATTGCATTGGGATAAGGCTGAACAATGAGCGAAACACTCTATAGTGCTCGCTGGGCTGGACCGACTCTCATCGAGCAGGGCAAGGATCAAACCTTCTCTGTTTCGATTGAGAGGTCGGGCGCTGCCACCACCATTACGAGCGGAACCACAACGATCTACAAGCCGGGTGGGGAGAAGCTTGTCGATGCGGTTGCGGGAACCATTTCAAGCGGAACCTACACCTCCGCCACCATTGCAGCGGCCACCACAAGCGATGAAACGCTTGGGCCTCGGTACTTGATCCAGGTTGATCTGGTCATTAGTGGCGCAACCTTCACTTTCTACAATGACGCGGTTCTTTGTGCTGCTCGCTTGTATCCGCCTATTGGTCAAACCGATTTAGTGGAACGCCACAGCGAAGCAGCGAACCTTTTAGGCGCTGCCGTGTCGTCTCTTCAGCAATACATCGATCAGGCTTGGCGAGATATTACCGTTCGCCTCTACACAGATGGCGTGCCCTTTTGGAAATGGCGTACACCGAGCGCATTGCGTGGCGTGCTTATGGCCCATGCGTTTGAAATCCTGTTCTGGGATTACTCCACACTCTTGGCAGGCGATGATCGTTATCGCGAATATGCACAGAAGTATATGGAGATGTACGAAAAGGACTACACGCAGCTTAGAAGCCAGATCGATCAGGATGAGGACAACATCCTGAAGAATGAAATGGCAACAGGATCTTCTATTATTATGCTTTCTTCAAGTGCCCGTCGCTTCAAGAATGCGGGGCGGGATAGTTGACTCCAAGTAGCGCACTAACGGCTGTGATTGCCCGTCTAACGGCGGCGGGGCTAACACAGGTGCGCTCACCCCTTGGAGCCGATAGGGCCAGTTCTCAACGCATTTCTCGCTCTTTTTCGGTCAAGCCTCAATCGCTTGGGCCATCCTCCTCACCAGGGAGAGGTCGCCCCGATGTGGCTGGCCTGCGGGTAACGCAAAATTTTGAGATTGAGCTGTGCCACCAAATCAAACCAGGCGACGGCCAAGAGGCACCAAGCCAAGCCCTTTCTGATTTGCATACGGTCTTGAAGCATCTTTCAGTGATTGGCTCGACGTTGAGTGGGGAAGGCGCCATAATCATCGGCGGCGCAAGCCAAAGCTATGAGGGTGGCGGCTCTTTTTTCGTTACTCGATTTACCCTTAGTGTGACTTACAACCTTTCTTTGGTGATCTGATGAGCCGGATCAACGCCACGATCAAGCTTGAAGAGATTGATGCGTACATCAAGGAAAAGCATGGTTCGCCCCGTGGACTGACTCTTCAGGAAAGCGATGTTCTCAGAAAGTGGGTGTTTGAAATTGTTGATGTCATCAAGCTAAACTGGCCCGTTCGAACAGGAACAAGCCGAGCAGCTTGGTCTGGTTACACTAAGCCCGGACCTGGAATTGAAATCATCATTACTAACTCGATGTATTACTCTTCCTGGGTGACCCGTAAGGGCACCCCAACAGTTGCCGAGGCTGGAGAAGGCGCGGCATGGTGGCGGAGTCTTGTGCCCCGTGTTTGGAGGGCTGCAAAGCCCATTACGTTTCGAGAGCTAAAAGAAGCCATCGACAAGACAGAAGAACAGTTTGCCCTCGCACAAAAGCAATCGGAGCCCGTTGAACCCCTTACCCCAGCCCAGAAACGTGTTCGCATGATCGAGCTGTTTCATAGGAGGTAAAGATGTCGCGTAAGACGGCTTTGCGAATGAAGTTAGACATACCCTTTGATGCGAAGAGTGCGCTTCTTAAGTCAGAGCGTGAAGTTTTAGAATCGGAGGGCAAGAAAGCGGTCGAGTTGATTCGTGAGAAATGGGTCGGATGGAAATATGGCACTCAATACAAAAAGCCACGAAAGTATCTGGGCGTCCCAGGCACATCGCGGGATGGATGGGCTGTTCGCGAGCTTGTACAAGACAAAGAAGGCGCTCAAGTCGGCATCACCATATTCAACGATGCAGTAGTGCCCAATCCTCCATCCGAAGGCTTTACGAGGGGCAAGGGCGACAAAGCCACGAAAGTCCAGTATTCGAAAAAGCAGGTTGGAAAAAAATATGCTGCTTATGTTCATCGAGCCGGTAAGAAGGTAACAAAGGGCTCGGTAAAGAACAGGGAATGGGTGGTTATGCGAGCAATGCTCAAAAAAGACTGGCTACCAGGGGTTACTTCAGCCTTGCGCGATGCGATAATCGACAACATGGGCAAATCTCGAACCAAACTTGAAATCGAGGCTAATAAAGCCTCAGAAACCGATTACTTAGTAATCACTTAGGAGAACAACATGGCTTTGGCTGCTACCCCCAAGGTGCGACGTGATGGCACCATCAAACTGATCGATGGAGCGGGCTCGCCCGTTACCCTTACTGTTGCCTACGAAGATGGTAACTTTACTGCAGACCTCTTGGGCGCCGACGCTGACCGCATCGTCATCCGAGATCGTGGCACCATTGTCGGCTTGAGGCAAGGCGACGATCAAGTAGGTTCTATCTCGTTTTCCGTCCATTTCATGGAGTTCGCGAACAACGGCGCAAGCGGCTGTCTCTTGGATTTCATCAATGGAACACAAGCAGGTTCCGGCCTCACAAGCACGGGCGGCGCTGGCTTTGAACAGTTCCTTTGCACTGTTGAGATGGAAATCGAAGCAACAGCTTTGGGCGACAATGACAACAAGGCCTCTTTCGCGAAAGTGCTGCTCACAGCAGACTTTTCCGAGGGTGACCCCGATGTGTTGAATGTATCTGGAGAGGTTTACGGCGGCGTTACATTGTCCAACTCGTAATGTTAGATCCAAAAGGAGGATTGAATGGATTTACAGGTTGAACTTGATGATTTTGGAAAGGTAAAGCTCGCAACCCCGCGCTCCCTTACCGCCATCTATGATCTTTCTATTGCCGCTGGCAGAGGGAAAGACCCCAAGATGTTGGCAAGGATTTGCGCGGCGTTTGTGGGCATTTGCTGGTCCGAAGAAAACGAAAAGGGCTTCCCGGTTTATGACTTAGCCAGGGGCGATGTCATTGCATACGGTACGGAATGCTTGGAGTTTTTGCTGGCTCGGGGTTGTTCGCCTGAGACCATCATGCGGGAAACTTCTCCGCACTTTGTTCCGCTTTATAATGAGCTTCCGAGCATGAAGGAGATCAAGGCCAAAGAGGCCTTTTTTCGTGAAGAGGGGGACGGTCGATCTACTGATTCTGAAGATTGAGCGATACTGGGGAAAAACCCCTGGATGGTTCAAAGGCTTGGATGCAGAAACCCAGTCAGATTTGATCGCGGCGTATAATGTTGAACACATGAGCAGCAAGGATCTGAAAAAGCTTCAAGGCGTGGACAAGGCCACACTTATCCGACAGCGGATTCAGGAATACCAGAACAGGGATAGAATCAATGGCAGATGACAAGGGATCAGTAGAAATCGACGTTGTCGTCGATGCCAGTGAGGCCGTTGATGGATTCAAGAAAGCGGGCGAAGCTGCTTCCGATATGGCTGAAAAGCTTGAGGAAACAGAGAAACAAGTCAAGAAAACCGGAAAGGAACTTTCTGACACAAAAGAAGACGCTGAAGACTTAGGCGATGGTTTTGAGAAGCTTGGAAAAAAAGGCCAAGAGTCAGCCGCTTTTGTAGAAGACATGAAGAAACGCCTTGGTGGATTGCAAACTGAGGCGCAACAGGCTGGCGATCAACTTGAGGGCCTTGGGCAAGAAATCGAAGACTTGCCATCTGTGCAGCCGCCAAGCAAGCCTATCGCTGATTCGCTTCCCGATGATAGCGACATCGAGGGCCTAAGCCGGTTTCGGGACACCACAGGCGAGGCCGATAGTGCTATTGCTGGCATGGCTGCGGCTGCGGATCATCTTTCCCCAGAAATGGCGAGCCTAATGCGTGTCATTGGTGACGCCTCTGGAGGTATGGAAGCGGCATCAAGGGCCACTGCATTGTTCGGCGGGTCGCTCGGTTCTTTGATTAGAATCGGCGGCCCTGTTGCGCTTGCCATTGGCGCTATTGCCTTTGCCCATAGCAAGATGTCTTCTAAGGCTAAAGATGCAGAGAAGGCCTTAGAAAAGCAGCACGAAGAAATGATGGCAGGCATCCAGGCCGCCAAAGCTTACGCTGCGAGAATGCGATCCGTTCGCGTTACGCTCGGCACGCTTTCAGCACAAGAAGCGCGTCTAAGAGATTCGAGAGAGGAGGCCGTGCAGGGGCTTTCCCATCAAGCCGATCGCATGCAGGCGGTTAGACAGCGCACGAACACGCTTAGGCAAGCCTTCAATCTAAATACGACAGCCCTGAACGCTATGAACACGGCGGGAGGCAGCGCAAACATTGCTTTTGTGGAGGCTGAGGAGGCTTTAGAAGCGGCCGGAAGAGCGGCGAGGGGTGAAGCTGGAAGCTTTGACCGAACAGGTCAATCTGCTGGCTCTTTGCGGGTAAATCACGAAGAGCTGGTTGAATCTACACGCAGGATCCGGCACGCGATGGAAGCCGGAGAAAGGGCGATTGATCAATTTGATAACGCCGTCAAACGAGACCAAGCACAAATACTAATCTCAAACGCAATTCGATCTGGCGAAGTTGATGTAATGATCGAGGCGACCGATCAGCTTGAAAACTTAGACGGTGCGTTGAGAGATAGCGCTGAAGCTCAATTGCTCCAAGCTATTTCAACAGCCCAAGCAGCCGAACAGGCTGAAAAAGAAGCAGACGCTGCGGAAAAAGCAGCCGCAGCCACAAAAGAAAGAGCTGACGCAAACAACGCTCTTATTGATGCTCAAGACAAGCTGCGAATGATGCTTGCAGAAGCTGATGGAGAGATTGCTCTTATCCAAGAGCGCTACAGGAATGCAGTCAAAGAAATCAATGAACTTGTTAAAACTTCAGGGGCAACAGAAGAAGAAGCCGCAAAGCTTATTAATAAAGCAAGAAAAGACCGCATTGAAGCCGTTGAAGCTTACAATGAATCTTTGAAAGCTTCAGAAGAAGAAGCCGCTGATTTTGTCTTTGAGAAAGAAAAAACACGCTCCGAACAAATTCAAGACGAGTTCAAGCAGAGAGAGGCCGATCTAAAAGAGGCGCTTTCGCGTCAAATGATTACGCAGCAAGAATTTGACGATCAAAGGATTATGGCAGAGGAGCGCATGAATGATGAGCTTGCTCTTTTGCGCAACGAACAAGCACAGCAAGCAATCAACAATGTGGGCCAGTTTTCTGGCGCCTTCTTAGATATGATCAATGCAAACATTGACGCTGTGACTTCTAAACTCGACGCAGAACAAGAGGCGGCGCTTTCAAAGGTCGAAAAAGGATCAGAAGAAGCCGAAAAGATTGAGCGAGAATTTGAGATGAAGCGCAGGCAAGCGCTTGAAGCATCTTTCAAGAAGCGAAAGCAGCTCGAAGTCGCCAATGCTTTAGTGTCGGGTGCAGGCGCCGTTGTGGCTGCAATTGCTCCCCCTCCTGTTGGTCTTGGCCCTGTTGCCGGTGCATTTCTGGCTACAGCTATAGCAGCAACCACGGCAGCCCAGATTGCGACGATCCAAAACCAAAACCCCAAGTTCCACAGTGGCGGCATTGTCGGCGGCGATGGAGATCAGCCGATTACAGCGCAAGGCGGCGAGGTTGTTTTGAGCCGTGACGCTGTGGCCCAGCTTGGCGGACCGGACGCTGCCAACTCCCTGAACGATGGCGGGATGCCCGGAGGGACAACAGTTATTCAAATGACATACAAGCAAAAGGTCTTTGATCAAGTGGTTATTGATAACCTCGCGAAAGGCGGACCTTTGAAAAACGCACTGAACACAGCAACGCGCCGGGGAAGGCGTGGACGTGTCGGGGGTAGATTATAGTGGCTCAGTACAACAAAAACGATTTTCGGGCGCTGCTTGTACCAGATACCCGAATCAACAAAGCCAACATTGATCCTGCCAACAGTACCTTCACGCAGGCAGGAAACCGTGTTGGCATTCCCGAGCCACAAGCAGGCACAAACCTAAGTCTGGAATCGAGCGGAACCCAAAGCGCAAACAAGCAACTAAGGATTGCAACCCAGAGATCTGGATTTCCAGGGCAAGGCGGCGCCACCTTTCGATGGAAAAACGAGTCCGATTCTTCAAGCCAATGGCGAGGGGCTTGGCCGCCCTCTGCAATGTCGGATTGGAGAATTATACAAACAGCCAACCCTTCAAGCATAAACGGCAACATAAAGAAAGCAATCGATCCACACAGCGTTCTGATGGACAACGGAAAGATAGGATTTGTTTATCACGAAGTAATCCAGGTTCTTGGCAGCGATCAGCATCGCGTAATCTTTCGAACGTTCGACGACGAAGGAACAGCAAGCTCTAAAACAACCCTTTACAGTCGAGTTTTAGCGCCAACACAGGGGCTTCATCCTTGCATTATGAAGCTGCCAGATGGGCGTTTGATGGTTTACCATTACCTGGAAGATTTGGGTCAGGACGTTGTTCAGGTTCAAGCCTTTACCAGTACGGATCACGGCGCGAACTGGACGCTGGCGAACAGCGCTTGTTTGGATGAAGCTATTGACGTTTCCTCTGCTACCGCTGCTTTTAATTTGGATTCCGGTCCATCTGGAAAAATGCGTGTTTGCTATTCAGGCGGTCAAGTTCTGTTGATTATCGGCCACCGCGCAAACGATACCAGTGGATCCTACGTTGCTGGATTTCATCAATATGCCAGTTCTGACTTAGGTCAGTCTTTTCAGCAGGTTGAGGTTTGGGGGCTTGAGGTTGTGGGCTGTCAACAGTCCATCGTTCCGAGTTCAAACGGCTTTGAAGTCTTCTTCATTACACGAATCAGCTCGAACGATGTCCCGGTTCGCAAAAGCCTCTCCTCTGCTTTTATTCCGATTTCTACCGCCACATCATTCAACGGCCCCAACGCTTTGCGAAATGGAGATTTTGAGATTGGCGCGTTCTCAACAGATGAGTGGAACGAGGCAGAAATGGAGGCTGTTATCGGAGATGACGGCATCCTTTACATTGTCGCAAATGCACGACGCGATGGCGTCTCCTCGAACGTCAGCAATACGCTGATTGCAATGGATGTGACAGGCGGATCAAACCGCTTGTCTAACTATCGGACCTTGGGCCAAGGAACGTGTGGAACCGCTGCAGGCGCTCCAAACGCTGGCATGATCTTCTGGTCAAACAACTCAAACGATAAGATCAAAAACTTTAGTCTCGTCGCAGCGCATGGGCGAATTGGCTTGTTCCACAATTGGTTTGCTGGAACCGCTAACAGAGATGATACGCTGGCTTTGGCTTTCCTTGGCGGGTACAATGACGTAACCCTTGGCAGATACCGCGAAGACGGCGACTATGCACGACAAGTATGCTGGGACTATCAGTATCTGCCCATTGAGCTGCCTAACAATATCGGGAACGCTTGGACTCAGTCCGGGACAGGATCCGCGAACGTAAACAACGGCTATTTAGAGATAGATACCACAAGCAACGGTTTTCGATATGTTCAAACCCCGCCCGGCACTGTTTCAGAGGGAATAATAATCCACTTTGGCGTAAAGCATATTAGCAGCACGATATTGAGCGATAGCATATTTCTAAGGCTTACCCAGGCGAACGGAAGCGACAAATATGCGGCGGATATCATTATCCGAGGGACGCTTGTCAAGGTCCAAGACAACAGCAGCGGAGCCCTAAAAGGCTCTTTGACGATTGACACCACAGCAACGTATGGTGTTGAAATCTTAGCCTTTTTTAGAAACGGAAAGATTTCGTGTTTTGCCAGAGTCAGGGATGGCGCATCCGATAAGCAGTGGCAAACAGTATGTAGCAATGCATCTATAAGCGACAGCGGCTCGGGATCCTCTGAAGTTCGTTTTGGTCATGCTCCAGCATCAACAGCCGAAAGCCATTGGTTTTTCGTGAACTATGTATCTGATGAATACGCTGGCAATGTCGAGTCATCGACAGGATTCACCAATCCAGACGATTTATCTGGCAAGCCTTTCAACGATTTAGGAAGCACCTACGTCGATGATGGCGTGAAGATTCGCGGCATTGATGGGCCAACACTTCCTGGTGATAGCTGGAATATTGATACCAGATATGACTATGGCTTTGAGCAAATGCTTGTTCCGAGTGAACCGTCGCCTGCAAAGGGTTGGAGGTCCACCAATACAAGCGCCAACACCATCGCTTGGACATTCACAGGGCCAAACGATTACCGAACCATCGGATTGTATCTTGACGGATGCAACTGGCGTACTGGTAGCCTGCAAGGCTGGAACGGTTCGGCGTGGGTTAGCCTTGCAAGCATTGACATGGCAACCGGCCAAACAAATCTGGCCTATGTGCGAAACGGTGATTCTGTAAATGTGAACACAGCGGCCTCAACCGCTGCCGGTCGATATTACGAAAGAGGAGAGCTTGAAGGCGGAACGCTTGATCTCGGGTCAAGCAAGATCCGACGCATTGGCGACAATACTCCAGGCGTGTGGACCAACACTGCAAACCATGTTTTGCCGGGTATTCGATTCACGGGAGTCGATAACAGCGAGCCAGCAAATGGAACGCTCAACATTTGGTCGCCTCGAATCTTGATCGTCGTTCACAACATCACGCCAATCTTTACCAAGCTAAAGCTCGTTATTGATTCCCAAAGCACGGCTGACGGGTATCTGACAGTCGGCCAAGCTGTCATTGGTGGCGTTGAGCTGTTCTCTCAAGACTACAGCTATGGCAGGGTCATAAACTCCACGCCAAACACACGAATGACAACATACGCGGATGGTTCCCGCAGCGCTTTCAACCAAGGCAAAAACAGGCGTAGCGTTGTCTTTGGATGGGCCGATGGTATTGATACCACCAATCTGCAAGGAACCTCTGTAGATGCCGACTATGTGATGGGAACAAGCACGGGCGGATCCACCCCGGTCGGCTATCGGGGCGACACCCCCAGCCGAGTGCAACAGCTTATAGCCCACACGGCTGGCCCAAACCTTCCTGTGGTCTACTGTCCCAACGTCCAAGCAGGTAGTTCGGGGAATGACGTAAAGACGATTCAGGGGCTTTCTGGAAGCCTTTACGGGCGGATCATCGGCCCGGTAGCCGTTGACAACCTTGTGGGTAACGAGTTGGATGCCCAAGAGGGTGAGGTCTTCAAGATTGGAAACATCACAATCGAGGAAGAGCTTTAGTGCGCAAGTATCTTTCAGAAAACGAATTGCGTGATGCAGAGCTGATCTGGCTTTTAGATTTGACTCTTGGAGGAACCCATTACTTTTTCTCCACCGAATCACTCTCTATTCCAAGCGATTACGGCGACATATTTTTTGATGGCACCCTCACAGATGTGAGCGTTGAGGGCGAACTTGAGTTTGCAACGCCAGACTTCAACATGCCATCCGCACAGGTATCGCTAACGTTCAAGACGGATTTGGCGAGGCTGATCGCCCAAGGGGTTGATCTTGGTTCTGCCACAGCCGAACTAAGCGTATTCCGAAGGGAAAGTGGAGACGATCATGATGATCGCATTGTCATCTTGCAGGGGCCGGTGGACGTGCCGTCTTATGGTGCTCTTGGCGAGCCTGTAAGCTTTACGATTGAAGCCGATTTCATTCGCAACCAGAACCAAATGCCAAGCCCCAACGCGGTCATTGATGAAAGCGTGAACTGGCCTAACAGCGTGGAGAACAGTCAAGGCGCTGTTTACCCGATGATTTTCGGGGCACCGGGCAGCCAAGGCTTTGCTGGCTCGCCTGTTTATATCGTAAACGACCCCGGTAGCGGGAATAGGACCGGCCTTGTAGCCGGTCATGCTTGCACAGCCACCCAAGTGACCCTGATAGGAATCAAATCATCGGATAGTTCTTTTCTGAACAAAGGAACGAGAACGATAACAGGAGACGTAGATACAAGCGGGCAGCCATACAGCTATATCAATGTTCCAAATGCCGACTATGACGCGTCAAACACATATTGGGTTCGGTGGGATCAAGGCAACGGCGGATTGATAAATCCGTATACGACCTCCGTCACAGCAAGCGGAAGCAAAACAGTCGAGCCAATTTCTGGGGCTGGCGACATCTTGAGGTATTTGCTCACAAGGTCGGGTTCGCGTGTTGACGATGCTCGATGCTTTGCCGCCTCGCATGCCTTGAATGCCATACAACTCGATTTTTATCTCGCCGAAGTTGTGGACATTATGGAGTTCGTAAAATCGGAAATCATGCCACTGCTCCCGTGTTCGCTGCGAAGTTCCGGCGAGGGCCTTTATCCTGTTGTTTGGCGATACGATGCAACGGTTGAAGATGCAAAGGCAAACCTTACTGCAAACATTGATATTTTTCGCAGTTCAATGGTCGAGTATCAAACCGGAACAGTGTACAACGACATCACGATCAACTATCGGCACAACTCTCGTTTCAATAAACTGATGAAAAAGCTGACGGTTACCGGCGACATCACGAAAGTTCCCACTGGGTTCATTTCCCAAAATTCGTACACTTTAGCCAGCGCGAACCGTTACGGGCTCAAAAGTTTATCCATTGACACGGAACTTATTAGCAGCCGCGCAAGCGCTGGAAGGGTGATCAATTGGATGAGCCGAGCCTACAGTGGGCAGCATAGAACGATCAAGTATAAAGGCAGGAAGAAACTGGCTTATATTGAAATCGGCGATGTTGTTGTAATCAACGATCCAGACCTTTCACTTGAAAACCAAATTGTACTTGTCCAGGCGGTTGAATGGGGTGAGTCCGACCTGACATTTACTTTCTTACTGATTCCCGATATTCCCCGCGATACAATCCCCGTAGGCTAATAGGAGGCCTCTTTACCATGGCATATTCAGCAACCGTAACCGTCACGCATATTGGTGGGCGAGATTATCACATCCTAATCCAAGAAACTGACGCAGCAGCAGCAAGCGAGGCAACGATCAGCGGGCTGCCAGTCAAGGGGCGATTGCTTACCCAGCTTGCGGATAAGACCTCTGGAGATGCGGCAACCATCGATCCAATCCTGACTACATCGACGGGATCCACTGCATCGACTCATGTGGTTCTGGAAAACGATACAGCAGCGGCAACAATCAGCAATCTCGCAGATCCGTCTGTTCCCTATTACTCCTCAAACGGCACGCTCTTCCACAAAAGCAACTCGGCAAGCGGAACGAACAACGCCATCACAACAGTCTATTTTTTGCAAGCGGGGTGGTAAAATGGGATTCGCAAGGCCTAAAAGCGTTGACAGCAAGGGAGAGGAACGTGGAGGCGGCGGAGGCGGGGCAACTCAAAACCCCTGGACCTCATTCCAAGACTTGACAGATATAAACACAGTGGGGGGATGGAGCACGATCGACGGATCCGGCGTCAACAGCGACACCAGCCTAACGATGGATGGAAACGTTTTAGTCTTCAATCAGGCCGCCCCGTCGAACCTGTTCATGCAGGGCGCTACCATGCAAGGAAAAGCTATTATTCGTAGCAAGCACCTCGAAATGGTGACGGATGCTGGCTTGTCTCAGCCTTCAGGCGTTGCCGCTCATCTGCTTCAACCCGAGGCGGTCCAGTTCAAGTTGCAGGTGGAATTCGACACTGACAACGGCGGCCCAATCAACGGCACGGCTACTGGCGGCACAGATGCCTATGGGCACAAGATGACCTGTATAGCTGGCCTGGTCGGCTACGGATCAGATCAAGGGGGCAGCCCTGGAAACTTTGGAAACACCACCGTATGGATGGGTGCGCAAGTTTTGAAAAACTCCAATCTGGAGCCCGCCGCAAGTAGCTCTACGAGCCTATACCGCGTCGGATACAAAACCTATTACCAAAACGGAGGTACGGTTACGGGTTTTACTTGGAAGAACCAGCAAAGTGCTCCAGCAGCAGCGCACGACGCTTTGGTTTTTCAGTTATCGTCGATGCGTATGGCGATAGCTTCTGGAAATACAAAAATCGATACCTACGCTGGCAGCTATGCAATCGATCAGCCTTGGAATCCAGTCGGCACCAATCATCAAGCCAACGGCATCACTGACAACAGCACGCGATTCTACAACGCGGCGTCTCAGTATTGGCATCCTTTTGTGGCTTTCGCGAGCACAAACGCATCCGTACAAGGCGTGATTAGGATCAAATCTATCAAAATGCTCCTCCAACCTTTGGTGGGAAGGACGGGAATCACATGAACAATATTACTTTTATTAGCTGTTCGGATCCTGCTACCGCTCAAAGCGTCGTTTCGGACGTTGAGGCTGGCGAGCTTTGGAATGTGAGCATGGGGGAATCCTCCAAAGCTGCAAGTTACTCTAATTATGCACTAATTGACTCGACTGAATCGATTACGCTCGCCTTGCTTGATAATGTGCCAGACGAAGAGAAATTTGATATTCAAAGCTCTTTGATTGATGCCGAGTCTTTTAGCGATGCAAGCCTTGATTGGAAAATTTGGTTTTTGCGCGGCATCTTGGGGGAGTAATCGATGGATCGACGTGTCGGCAATCTTGAAAAAGACGTGGCGGTTTTGGGCAATCGGCTGGATACGGCTGAGTCCGAAATTGATACGATTCGCAAGGATATCCGAATCCTTTCCAGCAAGTTGGACAAGGCCACTGGCATCTTGATCTTTGGGATGTTTGTCGCACAATACGTTGGTTCTTTGCTGCGGGGGGGATGATGGGAGAAGGAGGCACCAATCCACTTGGCAATGTGCCCCCTTGGGTATTCGTTGTTCTGTTGCTTGGAGGCGGCGGAGGCGTTGGAGCGCTTACCGGCTTAAATCTTGGCGGTCATCCAGAGCTTGAGGACGTTTGTGAAGCAGCCGAAACACGCGCCGATGCAGCCGAGCAAGCAACCCAGTCGGCACTAAACACCATTCAGGCAATGATCAAGGCACTCCAAGAATGCAAAACCAGCGGATGGATTGAATAATGCCAACCGAAAAGGAGAAGAAACTTCTGAAGCGCTACGGCCTAAGTAAGCTGAATAAGCCCAAGCGCACCCCAGGCCACAAGACCAAGAGTCACATTGTTTTGGCTAAGTCGGGTGGCAAGGTAAAGTTGATTCGGTTTGGTCAGCAGGGCGCAAGCACAGCAGGAAAGCCAAAGAAGAGTGAGAGCAAGCGCATGAAAGAGAAGCGTGCAGCGTTCAAACGTCGCCACGCTAAAAACATCCGCAAGGGTAAGATGTCAGCAGCTTTTTGGAGCAACAAAATCAAATGGTAGGAGGTTAGCCATGTACGGAACGAAGCGAAAAACCAAACGAAAAACGAAAAAGAAAAAATGAGAAAGCGCAAAAAAATCAACAGGGCAAACGTGATCAAGCACGCGGTATTGATGGCGGAGGATCTTTTTCCAGCGCCCAATAGCGGCAAGGCCAAGCGTGAGTTTGTTATTGATTTGATCAATGACAAGGTGAATCTGCCGATCCTCAATGAAAAACAAGAGGCGGTTGTTATCGGCCTCATGGTTGACCTTGTGTGTGACTTTATCTTCAAGCGGGCAGATTGATGCTGCCGCCAATCTTGCGGGCTGTAGAAAAGGCGGGCCATGTTGCTTTTGATGGCAATCACGCCTTCAATCTAAACATTATCGGGATTCGCAGCTCGACGCGCGATCAAAGCAAAGACTTGTTTGATGATTGGATTACTTGCACCTATCGCGAGGAAAAAGGCGGTCGATGGATTACCAAATGGTGGCCTGCGACTACTGACCCAGGCAAGCTATCGCTTCTGAAGCCAGAGCTGTACAACAAAGACGGCTCCGCCATCATCGTGCCGGGTCAGTACCGCGCCGCCTATGTGATGGGGTTGCATCGTCAGACTTATGGAGCATTGGTGCAAAGAGGGCCCCGGCCCATCAAAATTGCACGCGATAATAATCGAGATTCGATTTTAGATATTGATCCTGAAACCTCTACATTTGAAGAGGGCTATTTTGGCTGCAACATCCACAAGGCCGGGAAGGACTCTAAAACCATTTCAGGGAAAACATACACCTATAGCGCTGGGTGCCAGGTCTTCAAACGTGAACAAGACTTCAATGAGTTTATGGATTTGTGCTATTTACAACTCGAACACCATCCAAATTGGACGACGTTCAGTTATACCTTGCTTGAGGAGAAAGAGCTGGCATGAAAAACGTACTCAAAGAAGCAAAGAACAGCACAAAAGTCGCCATGATTGGAGGCGTTATTGTGGTCGCTGGTAGCTGGGGAAGTTGCCAGTTTCAAGTCGCTGAACCAGTGGCTGAAGAGGAAACCGTAGAGGTTGAGAAAGAAGAGGAATCCGACGCGCCGGAAGCCAAAGGAGGCGAAGAGGCTACGCCAACTCCAGAGGCGTCGGAATGACATGCACCCCCAGCCGGTGCCGCGCCGGTTAGGCTACCTCCTTTGCCGTGGGGGTGCTCCTTTCGTGTTATGTTCCTCTTTCCTAAAAGGAGGAAAACATGGCAAAGGGATTTTGTTCTATTACACTTGGCGGCAACCTCGGCGGCGATATTGAGGTTCGCACGGTTCGCGGCGATTTGCAGATTGCAAACTTTTCGGTGGCGGTCAACACCAGCCAAAAGGTTGATGGGCAATGGGAAGACGTCACAAGCTGGTATCGCTGCGTGGCATTCGGTAAGACTGCAAACAAGCTTGAGGGCCTGTCTAAGGGTAGCTACGTCGCGGTAGCGGGAACCGCATCCACCAAGAAGTGGAAGAAAGACGACGGCACAGTTCAGGAAAACCTTGAGATCAAGGTAAACAGCATTGATATCGTTGTGAAGAAAGAGGTCGAGGCCACCAACGGCCAAGCCTATAACGAAGCTGAAATGCCCTTCTAATGAAGAGCCAGCCTTGGAAAGTCATCCACTCATCGGATGATCAATGTTGGCGCACGCCGCCCGAAGTCTTTGAGCCACTCCATGCAGAGTTTGGCTTTGAGGTAGACGCGGCTGCGCTGGCAAACTCCGCTTTGCTTCCAGATTGGTATGGGCCAGATCATCCTGACGAATCAAACAGGAATGCGCTCGAAGCCGATTGGGGCAAGCGGATGGTTTGGCTAAATCCGCCCTACGGTCGCGAGGTCGGGAAGTGGGTCAAGAAGGCTTGGGTCGAGAGCACCAAAGGCTCGTTTGTGGTCGTTCTCACCATGGCTTGCACCGATACGGCATGGTGGCATGACTATGCTTGGAAAGCCCAAGAGATTCGCCTTGTGCGTGGCAGGATTCGCTTCTTGCGAGCTGATGGTAGCCGAGCAAACTCGGCGCCCAAGGGTAGCGCCATTTTGATCTTTGCGCCCGGTCACATGGGCATCTTGCAGAAGCGGCCCAAGGTTGTGGCGTATCCATAAAGAAACCCCACCATTCTGCCATGTCGTTAGGTCTGAATGATGGGGCTCTTGTTTTAGGCAAGGTGTAGCATTATCGCGCTGTAATAAAAGAATAACCCCCAACCCAAGGCCTCTAAAATCAAACGCTTGTTCCTACTCATAACTTGCCTCCTCTCTTCCAACTCACGGATGGCTTTTCGACAAGACGGGCGCCGCCAACCTCTAAGCCTTTCGTCAAGGCTTCCTTGATCTTTGTCTTGTCAGGGCTTGAGACGTGCTTGACGCGCATGTATTCCTCGCCAAGTTTGGCGTCGTCGTCGATTTCAACCGAGACGGTTCGCCTCAAACTGCAACCCCAGCCAATGCCCTTCACGTTGGTTTCCTCTCCCAACTCGTCTTTCTTTACCAACAGAATCGCAGCGAGCCTTTTCATTGAAGCGATTTCCTTGTCGATTCCCTTCACCGAATGCGCGGCTGCGTCTCGCTTTGCCACTGCAAGCATACGCTTGGATTCAAGCTTGATCATGCGATGCCAATAGGCTTCAAGCTTTTCATCCGCCTCCATGCCCCAACGCTCGAACAAATCAATGGCCTCCTCGTTCAGTTCGCCGGTTTCTTCATCGATCAGCGTGTAAAGCTCGGCATGATCGGCCCAGAGTTCGGGGCCACTCTTTTTTTGGAATCCGCTCATTATGACCTCCCATATCTTTGATCGGATGCTGCTTTTACTCTCTTGTACTCCTCATTGGTCAAGCCTACGGCTGTTTTGCCGTGGATGACGCGGTAACGACCCAAGCCAAGCTTTCGAGCCATAACGACGTATCCCTGCGAGCGATAGATACGCTCCTGCACAGCTCCACGCATTTCAACGATTGGCAGGTTGAACCTTTCTTGGCGGGTGCTGACATTGCCAGCGACCCCCTTCAGCTTTGCAATGAGGCCTTGGATCTTACGGTTGCAGTCCTGAACCGTCTTTTCTGCCTCCTCTCTCTTTGACTTCAACTCAGCAATCTGCTGTGCGTACAACTCGATTGCGCTCTCTGTATCCTTCAATGTCACTTGAACCTCCTTTGGTGTGAATGGATTAGGATTTGCTGTATTCAATGAAAGCCTGGAACTTTCCTCTCAAGTCAGGGTTTGAAATAAATGCTGGGAATGATTCGATTTTTTCCGGCCTGTATGTGCTCCAATGAGGCCAGCCTTCTGATTCAAAGAAGTCAGCGAACAACTCAATGTCATAGCCTGCATCAAGGACAGCCTGATCGAAAGCAGAGCCAGCCGTTCCGTTCTTCTTGGCTTTCAAGCCTGCAAAAGATGGTTTTTCGAATCCGCTTTTCTTAGGCATATTGGAATCCTGTGGAACCGGCTTTCCCTTTGAATCTAATCCAGAAGCCAGGTTTGCATCGTCATCGGCTTCTTTGAGCATAAGCAAGGAACAAAGCGCATACCTCCGCATGTATGTGTTGGCGCTGCCATCGTCCTGCGGTCCACGCTTGCGACCCCTGGAGATGCTTCCAGTACTCAACATATAGGAGCCAGACGTGTGCGATAGTACCGTTGTCAGGCTTGCATCGCCCTCAATCGTTTCGCCAATGTGCTGAGTTACCACCAAGCCATTTCTATAAAGAGCTGGCTTTACTGCGTCGATTACCGCCTCGATGCTCGCGTAATCGCTCTTGAATGCTGGATTGACTTCATCTTTCACGAATCCAGAAATCTCGCCTTGTGCAGCGTGCAATGCCGTAAACAAAGCCCCAAGGTCACCATGAAACAATACGTTACTCATTGTTCTGATCTCCAAGTCTTGGCAGGTCCACAAGCGTGTCTTTGTTTGGACAAGTCAAAACAGAATGCCCAAGCTGCCCGCAAGCAGCACAACGATATTGACGCTTCTTGGTCTTTGGCTTGCTGGCTCCTTCCAGTTCGCGAATCTTTGAGCTGGCCCCGCGTGGCGCCCTCTCCAAGTCCATGATGTGCGGAACAACGCCAATAGCTTCAACGTGCTCGATAGCCGCGTTTAGGATCTTAGGATCCCAGTTTTCTGGAGCATCGTCATCCGTGACTAATACTCCTTTGATGTATACAGAATACACTCCCATATAAACCTCCTTTATGGTGTGTGAAATGAACATATCAGAACAAAACGAAAAAGTGGAATCAAATACTCCTGTTGACGTACACTTTACAAATGACGTTGTAATGCACATCCCCATCGAGCCAGTTCCAAAGAGCCGCCCCAGGATTACGGTTCGCGGTGGATATGCAAGGGCCTACACGCCAAAGAAGACAGCAGACTTTGAGAATCAAGTGGCGACATTTGTGCGGGCTTTCTGGGGTAAACGTGAGCCCATTACCGGGCCCGTCATGGTGGAAATTACCGTCTTACGGTCCAGGCCAAAACGGCTTTGCCGTCGAAAGGATCCAGGCCATGCCATCCCATGCGATACGAAACCTGACTTAGACAACTATGTGAAGGCAATCCTTGATGCCTGTGAGAAAGCGCAGATATTCACCAATGGTGACCAACAGGTTTTCGCTGTGAACGCGATGAAAATGTGGGCACCGAAAGGAGATTCTGGATCCATCCTTGTCAAAGTCATTCCGTAATGGTTAGAGTGTTTAAGTCGCTTAGGCGACAATCCTTTGGTGAGTCACCAATCTCGGGTGACTGGCGACGGGGTAGCTCCCCGTTGCCGTACCCAAAGGAATCAACCCAAAGGAGAACCGAATGAAGCGCAGCCTTGGCGTGCAATGGCAGCCCATCCCCTCAAACCTATGTGCAGAGCTGTGCAAGCTTGACTTCAATCGCAGCTCTCCAGCCCCAAGAGCTGTGGTCTACGCTTGGTTGTGGCACATGCTTCATAACGAGGCAGAAGTTAGCATCCGGGAGGTCGCCAGCTATGCCGGATGGTCGCGGTGGAAAGCCGAGCAGATTCGCAAGCAAACCATCAACGATATCGCTACATGGAAAGCAAAACCAGACGATTCCAGCCACCCCGCCAGACAAAACCAGACAAAGACCAGACAGGCTACCCCAGTGATCTTAGATAGTTGTGGTCCAAGACCAGACACCCTACCAGACAAAACCAGACAGCGACCAGACGATCACGCGCGTTCTTTAGATCATACATATAAAGAATCTACAATTACAAAACAAGAAAAAGCCCCCTCTCTTGAATGGAAAAAGGCTTGGGAAGAGATCAAAGCCATCTACGGGGCGAAGGTTCCCGGTGCAAAGCCAAACGCATTGGTTCTGGGGGAGTCCCGAAAAAAGGCCCTCAAGGCTCGGATCTCAGAGTTTGGCGAGGAGGACGTGGTGAAAGTGACTCGGTGGATTTACACCAGCCACCACAACCGAGCGACCTTTGTCCGCGAGAAGGGAACACTCGACACGATTCTTAGGGCCAGCAAGTTCCCCCAGTACCTGGAGCTGATGAACCAGGAGCAGAATACCCCCGTAAAGGCCCCTACAAGCTTTTCTAAGCCCGTTGTCAGCCCTAAGCCTACCCTTGGGTGGTCTGAAGCCCAAAGAGCCAAGGAAATGGAACGTGCAGCCGAAGAGCTGAAGGACATGAGAATGATCTTGACCGAAGATCAGTTCAAAAAAGCTTGCGAAGTCGAGGCGCAGCGGAATTTTTCCGGCCGAACAACGTTTTGATATTTATAGACAACATCGACGATCGACCTTTTTTTGGTTTTTTATGTTGTCTATAAATCAAAAATCGACTTTTTTTTCGTTTTTTTTGGAAAATTTGTCAAAAAATCCCAGTAATTTTGCGGATTTAGCCAAAAACTGATTTTATAGACAACACCAAAAACGGGTTTTTTTGGTCGATCTCAACCTACCGCTTGGTAGGTTTTTACCTACCGACCGTTCGGTAGGTTAGGATCGGTAGGATCGGCGACGTGCCAGCCATCTGGGATCGATTGATACGGGGCCCTGTCGCCTTGCTGGCTGGATTCTGGGGTATGGTGTCGTGGTATGCCTCCTTTGTTAGTAGATACGGCCTCAGATCGGATTTATTGCGATGTTTTGAGGGCTGGATCACAGTATTCGCAGCAAGTGCGCACCTTGCGCCGACCTTCAAAGCCGATCTGGGTTCCAGTGCCACCACAGCCGGCACAGTGACCGACTTGGATCGACTTGAGGCGGATCAACTCCAGATCACAGGAGAGCATCCCGCGATCTTCAAGGTTCAAAAGCTCAGATAGTCGCGCAGCCTGCGACGCGGTTAGTCTTCCTTTCATGCTACCTCCAAAAATGACCAGCACCCCCGATCAACGCGGATCGGGGGCTGTGGTCAGCTTTGGCGGCTGTCTACTGTATGATCGACGGCTTCTGGCTCTTCTTCTCCATCGACCCAAAAGCCGTTTTGGTCTTGGACTGCAACAGGTTCACACTCTCGTGCGACTTTTTCTGACATCTCGATCAGTAACTCCAGCAATTCAGCCGGATCGGTGTCCGTTGTGATCTCAAAAGATAGGGTGTATGTCATGATCTGATCTCCTTTGGTGGTAGGGTCTTAGTGCCCTTCAAGGCCTGCAAGGGGTGAGCCCTGCAGGCTATGAGCGGTGCTAAGCAGCCGAGGAGAGGACAAAGATCCCGTGTCTTGACCCGGCCAAGGTGGTCCCGCATATATCGCAGCGTTCACGGCTAAACTCATCGACCAGATCGCCAATATGGAGCGATCCGCCGTGCTCATCGCACAGCTCCAGCATACCGCAATCAATCACGAATGCTTTGGTATCTGCTTCCTCTTCTACGAAGGAATAATAGAGGATCGAAAAATCGCCGTTGGCGACGGGTTGGACGCAGTCTGCACAGCATACGCCTTCAAAGCTTACATAGGACATAATCTGATCTCCTTTGGTGGTAGGGTTCCAATACCCTCCAAGGCCTGCAAGAGTTGCCCCTTGCAAGCTATGG